CTATCAAGTCATATAGTGACATGGATATCGAGGGTGTGAAGAAGTCCGCTGCTGACTGGGAGGAAAAATACAAGAAGTCCGAGGCTGACAGGCTCGCATTCGAGCATAAGACAAAAATCAGCGGACTTGTAAAGGGTCTCAAGCTCAAGGACAGCATTTACGAGGATTACCTCACAAATCAGCTCATCGAAAAGCAGCTCAAATTCGAGGGAGACAAGCTCATCGGCGGCGATGACGTTATCAGCTCCTTCAAGGAAGCTCACCCCGATGCTTTCCAGAGCGAGCCTGTTCCGCCTAAGTTCTCATATGATACTCACGGCGGTACAGATACAGGCGCAACAGGCGTTGAAGCTGCATTCCTTGCAAGAAATCCCGGACTTAAAATCGACTAAGGAGGTACACTGTTATGGCTCATACACCACAGGAAAGATATTCCAAACTCGTCAGCGCCAAGCTCAGAAACGAGCTGGTACTCAAAGACGGCTTCGTCTTCAATAATGATTATGAGGGCAGTCCTTCTGCCGGTGCTGTAAAGATTCCCGTTCGTGATACTGAGGTTCAGGTATCGGATTATGACAAGGCTAACGGCATTACGGCGACAAACGGCGATACTTCGTATACTACTCTGAACATCGACAAAGATAAAGCGGTAAATGAAATAATCGACGGCTTTGATGCTGCATCCGTACCTGCTAATCTCGTTGCAGACCGTCTCGACAGCGCAGGCTACAGCCTTGCAGTTCAGCTCGATACCGACGGCGGTACTACACTTCTTGCGGGTTCTACAGCTACAGGCGTTGAACAGCTCACAAAGGATAACATATACGATACGATCGTTGATCTCCGTACAGCAATGTCAAAGGCTAAGATACCGAATGACGGTAAACGCTATCTGCTTGCAAAGCCTGAGACAATGGCACTTATCCTCAAATCGCCTGAGTTTATCAAGGCATCTGCCCTCGGAGATGCTGTTGTTCAGACAGGAGCTGTCGGCAAGATCGCAGGCTTCCTCGTTGCCGAGTGGAACGATAATACTGCTAACCTCGCAATGCTCGCAGGTCATCCTCGCTTTGCTACAAGAGTAAATGAATGGTCAGTTCCTGTTAAGCTTCAGGATCTTTCCGGCTCAGGAAAATACATCGGTGCTTCTGCTGTTCAGGGACGTATGGTATACGGTCATAAGGTACTCCGTCAGACTGCTATCCGCGCAGTATACTCACCTGCGGCACTCACTGTATCACTTGCAGCAGCAACAGGAGAAGGTTCAAGCGGTAAAACTGTAGCAACTATCACGGCAGGCAATACCGGTAACACCTACGCTTACAAGCTCAACCCGTCAAGCAGAGCAACATACGATATGTCATCTTCTGCATACGGCGGAACGTCTCTCACTTCCGGCACAACTGCTATCGCTGTATCGGTCGGAGATATTATCGAGGTCGTAAATCTCAGCTCAAGCAAGGTCAAGGCTGTAGGATATATAACGGTCACTGCAAGTGATATCGCTGAATGAGCTACGCAAGCTTCTCATACTATTCAGAGACCTACGGCGGAAGTCTGATACCCGAAGAAAGGTTTGATTACTGCGCTGCCAGAGCTTCTGAATACATAGACCATTACACATTTGACCGCCTTGTTAAAGGTGTTCCCGAGGAGCTTACAAATAAAGTAAGCTCCTGCTGCTGTGAACTTGCTGAGAGCATCTACACTTATGCTTCTATTACCGATGGTTCTGCCGTTGCTGGAGCAGGCACAATAGCATCTGAAAGCAACGGCAAGTACAGCGTTACTTATCAGAACGGCTCTGATCGTATTGGAGTCATATCTGCACGGCTTCATGGCGGGCAATCAGGTCTTGAAGATATATACGGCACCGTAATCCACAAACACCTTGATATAACAGGACTACTTTACAGCGGAGTTGATTAAATGTACACAAACCGTAAAGGCTGTACGATCTATGAAAAGACTGTACAGAACCGTTCACCCACTTACATACGTCATGAGACAGGCGAGATATATTGGGAAGAGACCACGGCGCAGAAGGACGGCTCTGACCGTTCTCCACAGAACGAAGCTTTCGTTTCAATACCTGCCGCGTCAATAGATTATGAGCCGAAAACAGGTGACAGAATAGTCGGAAACATTATCGCTGATTTGCAGCCTCCTGCAAATGCTATGACAATAATGTCTGCCGAGAATCTCTGTTACGGCTCACCTGCCGTGCAGCATTGGGAGCTGAATGCAAAATGATAAGATTCACAGGAATAACATTTGACCCGAATTTCAAGCAAAAAGCAGCAGCAAATTTTGAACGGACACAGAAATACATTGACAGTGAGACGTTAAGATATTCAGACCCTTATGTTCCTTGGAAAGAAGGCTTTATGAAGAAAAGCGGTAAAACAGGAACTGTACTTGGTTCTGGTGTTGTTGAATATACTGTTCCTTATGCTATGCCGAGGAGTTCATATCAAGTGTACACGCGGCTGTAAGGCAACGTTTGAAGTAAAAATCAAAAACGGAAAACCAATAGTACACTGAGCCTATGAGCCGTACTGTTCCATGCCGTAAGGAGGGATAGTATGGCTTTTGACGGCACACTAAAATTTGATACTGCAATAGATAAGACCGGCTTTGAAGCTGGTCTCTCTGCGTTAGGCAGTCTCGCTAAAAAGGGCATGGCTGTTGTTACCGGAGCTGTAACGGCTGCGGCAGGCGGAGTGGCACTGTTTGCAAAGAATTCGCTCGATGCATATGCAAGCTATGAACAGCTTGCAGGCGGCACAGAACTGCTTTTCGGTGACGCATATGATTACATAGTCCAAAAGTCAGAGGAAGCATACAAGAACGTGCAGATGAGTCAGAACGACTATCTACAGCAGGTCAACGGCTTCTCTACCGGACTGAAAACTGCCCTCGGAGGTAATATTCAGGCAGCGGCGGAACTTGCCGACAGAATAGTCAATGCTGAGGCTGATGTTGTAGCTGCGACAGGAAATACGCAGGAAGCTGTTCAGAATGCGTTCAACGGCATAATGAAGTCCAACTACACTATGCTCGATAATCTACAGCTTGGTATTACTCCTACAAAGGCAGGCTTTCAGGAGCTTATTGATAAGGTCAATGAATGGAACGATGCCAACGGTAAGGCAACTGACTATCAGATAGACAACCTCGCAGACTGTGAGAGTGCTCTTGTTGACTATATCAAGATGCAGGGACTTGCTGGCTATGCGGCAAACGAAGCGGCAGAGACGATAGAAGGCTCTGTATCATCGCTTAGAGCTGCATGGGCGAATCTCACTGTTGAAATAGCTAAAGACGATGCCGACATAGACGGCAGTATCAGCAAACTTACTGATAGTCTTAACTCCGTCCTCGACAACATCATACCCCGCGCAGAGCAGGTACTTTCCGGCATTGGAAGCCTTGTATCGAGTGTAGCTCCTGTTATTGCAGAGGAAATACCCAAACTTGTCTCGTCGGTTCTTCCGCCTCTGCTTACAGCGGCTACAGGAGTTATAAACGGATTATCTGATTCACTCCGGGAAGCACTTCCGTCAATCGCCGAGAGCATCGTATCCGCGCTGCCTGATGTTATATCAGCCGCAAAAACGCTTTTTGGCGGACTGATAGAAGGTCTTGTCGAAGTCGCGGGAACTGTAGTACCAATGATACCCGATGTAGTCAAGGAGCTTGGCACAGCTCTTGGCGGAGCAGCTCCTCTGCTCGTATCGGCAATAACTCAGCTTATAGAGGTACTTGTTTCTGGAATCGGCGACACTCTCCCTGTTCTGCTCGATGCGGCGCTCGGACTTGTATCAGCACTCGGAAACGCTGTCCTCGACAATATACCGGTTCTTCTGCCGGTGCTTGCGGAGCTTGCAGTCAGCGTTATCAGTTTCCTCGCTGACGGCATACCAAAGGTACTTGAAACTGCACAGCAGCTTATCACAAAGGGCATTACAGAGATTCTGCCGCAAGTGATATCAGTCATCGGCGAACAGCTGCCGAAGATAATAACGGCGCTGACAAAGGCTATTCCACAAGTTTTGACAGTGCTCGCAAAAATAGTGCCGGAGGTTGTGCAGTCGATTGCACAGTCAGCTCCTGACATTGTTCAGGCATTTGCGGACATCATGCCCGATATCCTGCAAGCGCTCGTTGATTCTCTCGATGAGATGTATCCGGCAGTACATGAAGCTGTAGTCGGGCTGATAACCTCACTCGCGGATTTGCTTCCGGTCATTCAGGAGACGTGCTCGGAGCTGACACCTGTTCTGCTCTCAGCACTTGCAGAGGTCATTGTCGATATCGCTCCTGACCTGCTCTCACTCGCTGTCGGAGTGACCGCGGGCATAATTAAGTCTGTTATCGAGATAGTTGTCTCACTCATCGGCAATCTGCTCACGGCACTCAGTCAGAGTCTCGCAGAAATAGGCGATATTCTCTCCGATGTGCTTATTTCAGCAAAGGAGAAGGCTGTATCAGGTGTTCAGAACATAATCTCGAACGTTATGGAATGGCTCGATACTCTGCCGGAGCGCATCGGTACAGTACTCGGAAACGTTCTCGGAGAGCTCGCAAAATGGGCTGTTGAAGCACCTGAGAATGCGAAAACCGGTGCGAGTGAGCTGATAAACAACGACCGCGACTATATGAAACAACTTCCGACACTTGCAAAGGAACATCTCGAAAGCACAATAGCTCATGTAAAAGAATGGGCTTCCGACCTTGTAAGCCACGGAAGGAGTGCCGCAAATGACCTTGTCAGTGCCGTTGCAAACAAAATAAGCGAACTTCCGGACAGAATGCTCAGTATCGGACGCGATATCGTTACCGGTATATGGAACGGCATTTCCGGCGCTAAGGACTGGCTCACAGGTCAGATATCCGGCTTTGCTGACGGAGTTATATCAGGATTCAAGGATTCTTTCGGTATACACTCGCCGTCAACGCTTATGCGTGACCAGGTCGGCAGGTATCTTGCTGAGGGTATCGGCACAGGCTTTGCTGAGAATATGCCAGACCTCTCTGTAATGGCGCAGTCGGCAGTTGACAAGCTCAGCGAAATTGACATACCGGATATCGTTCAGAATGCCGGATTTACTGTATCTGCCGATATCCCGGAAATAAGTTTAGAAATGCCGGAAATCGAAGTGCCGGAGCTTGAAATAAGCGAACCTGAGCTGACGGTCAATGTACCTGATATCAAGCTTCCGGAACTTGAACTCAGTCTGCCTGAGATAGAAGTGCCGGAGCTGACAATAAAAACTCCGGAGATAGATATCCCTGACTTTGACATTCCTGACGATGACCGCAGACCTCCGCGTATACCGCAGATAGACAGCACTGCATATCAGGCTCTCAGCGGTATCGGAAGTCTCGACAGGAATATTGCTCCGACTGCAACGGCAGAAATAATCAACAATTACAGCTATTCTACCACAACCACGAATAACAGCTCGGTGTCTGAGACAGCACCTGCAAATATCACTCTCAACGCAACTTTCAAGGTCGGCAATGAAGTTGTCGCAGAAGGAGTGGTCAACGCAGCAGCCGATGAACTCGACGAGCATCAGGGTGTTACTGTTGAGCTGAAGAAAAGAGGTCTTGCACGATGAATGAAGGAATATTCGTAAACGGTGCTCACTCCTATGGTACGTATATGCTTTGCTGTATCAAGCGCAACATCGGAGAGCCTAAGAAGGACGACTACACCGAGCGGGTACCGTACAGCAACATCGTCTACGATTTCGGCGGACTCTACGGTGAGCAGACTTACGGCGA